CCAATAGACGTCGAAGGTTCCGTTGACCAGGCCATGGCCTCCCACGAGCGTCACGGTCGCCGTATTGGCGTCCGTCTTGGTGGCGACCTCGCCGGCGGCGCCGTCCGGGACCGCGACGGCCGCGGCCACGCCCGCCGGCAGATCGGTATTGAGATCCAGCAGGCCTTCCGCCTCGTACGTCGCCGTGGAGTCGAGGTCGCGCGTGCCGACGCGGATTGTGGTGTTGATGACGATACTCTTCATTTCAATCTCCGTGAAAGAACGCCGTGACGGAGGTAAAGCGCGGCCGCTCGCCCGCGGTTGTGACCGTCACGTCGAATCGGTGAAGCTTTGCAATCAACGAGTCTTCCAGTACGTTGGTAAGTTCCGCCACCTCGAGATCGCTGATCCGCGTCAGTTCGGCGCGCATATCGATGTTGCTCTTGGGGTTGTGCCAGTTTGCCTTGTTCGCGCCGCTCAGTATGACCTTGACGCCGTTGGGGCTGTTTTCGATCCGCGCCACGCGGGATCTTACCAGGAGCGAGTCGCCACTGCTGTCGCCGCTGTAGACCAGCGGTAGCGTGTGTCCAAACCGCTTTTGCTTCCTCCCCGTGTAGCTGGTCCAAAAGTTCTTGCGTTCATTGCCCGGCTCCCCGGCGCGCGGCGCGTAAGCGTATTCCCCGCCGCCCTGCTTCGTAAAATGCTTGGGGCGAAGTTCCTGGTGCCATTGCTTGCCAGGGTCGAACCACGCCTCTTTCAGGATCCCTTTTAGTGCGGCGTCGTCGAGCGTCGCGCCGGGCACGGCGCCGCCGATCCGCACGACAAAGCCGATGGGAGGCATTATTGGCCACCCCACTGCACGGATAATTCCGCTCCCTGCCAGACGCCCTGCGTCGCCGCCAACTCGGGCGCGCTGGCAAATGGACCGAAGTCCAACGAAATCTCCTCGAACACCAGGTGTTCCGTGTCGCCGGCGACGGAAAACTCGCACAACTCCGCGATGATCTGTCCGAGGATATTCTTCCACTCGAAGGCGGCGTCGCTGCTGGGCTCAACGTCGACCGCCGGAACTTCCTGGCCATTGCCGTCGATCGTCGCGGGGCAGGTGCGGCAGAGCCGCAGCTTGAGCCGGCCGGCACTGCGGAATCCGCCGGTCGAAATCGTACGCCGGCGGAAACCGCTCTGTTCGCTGGTAAAGACAATTCCCCACGGCCGCAGTGCTTCAAACTCTGTGCGGGTATACTCGGTGCCGTTGGCCGGTTCCGGCAGTCCCTCGTGGTAGAGGTGAGCGAATGCGCTGCTGCGATCGCTGGCCCCGACCAATAGCCGGAAGCTCGCACAATCCGCGATGGTCACGCGGAAGCGTTCTTGCGCCAGGCTGATGGAACCGGCGGGAGCGATCATTGCATTCTGCTCCCTGGAGCTTTCGAGACGATCGGTTTGGGCGATACGCCCATCATCTGCGCGATCTCATGCTCGTGAAAACGCTCCTCCATGCGGACGCAGTTCTTTTCCAAGAGCGTGACGCGCGCATGGATCGAGCCGGCCCAATAGATCGCGCCCCCGGTCTGCACGGCCAACGTGGTAAGGATCGTCGCCGCGGCGCCCCAAATGTGTTTCAGAAACTCCGGTCGCGGCGGCATGGCTTTTACCTCCTTCACTTGTGGCGAAATCCCGGCCGGCTCGCCTCGCTGCTGGCACGGCGCTGCAGCCGCACGACGGCAAAGGATTCGCTCAGGCTCTGTACCAGGTCCAATGCCCACTCGTCACCGTCGAGCGTCACAATCAAGCCGACAAGGCTCCGACCGGTCCAAAACGGCAAACCGTCCTGCTTGGGGAACTTGGCGATCAGTTCATGCTCCAACGTCCGGCCATCGTTGTTCTCAATCCGCTGCTGCGTATGGTTCTCGAGGATCACATCGAAAGGGCCGCTCCGTTGACCGCCCCGCGGCGTCAAATAGGCTCCGTTGTCCTCGCCCAGGCAACCGCGCAGGACCGGTAGCCCGATCGCACTGAACAACTGGTCGACGAAGGAACCCATTTTGTATCCCCGTGTGAGCCGCTGTCGTCGCCACGGTCGCGTTCCGCGAAGCGACGGCAAAGTTGTCCACTTACCGAGTGTCGGCGTTAGGTCGTGATGTTGCTCAGCAAGTCGGCACTCTCGGCGTAGATGATCTTTTCGTGAACCCGGTGCCGACAACGGATCACGTCGCCGCGGACCTCCGGCGAGTAGTACGACTCGATGGCCCCGCCGATCTGCGATCCGCCGCCGTCCCAGTGGATGGTGCGGCCGACGCACGGTTCGCGCAGGTCCTCGGTACGGCCGACGCGCGCCGTCATGGCGTACTCGCCCGACCAGATCGACGCGATCTGCACGGGCTTGTTCGGGTTGGCCGTATTCTTCGGGCTGCCGGCAATAATGATCTCTTCGAGGTCGAAGACCTCGGCGAGCATGGCGGCGGTAACGTCGGTCGCCTTGATGGGCGAGCCGGCGCCGTGCGCGGCGATGCGATCTAAAATCTGCTTGCAACGCCGCAGGTTGCGGAAGACCAGCCGATCGACGATCAGGGCATTGGGCCACAGGCCGCAGGCCGCCCAGACGCGGCGTACCGAGGCCTCGACGTCGTCGATCGGCACGGCGTTCTCCAGGTCATCCCACTCGTTGGTAACCGGGTGCGCCGAAAAGGTCGTGGCGTTGAAGAGCGCGGCGGCGGCCCGAATCTCGGCCGCGCGGAGTATGATGCCGCGGGCGCGGATCGTGGCGATCCGCTCCACATCAAAGTAGCGGCGTTGGATGGCCGCCTCGTCCTCGTCGATCGCCTCTTCCCAGCCCCTCTCACGGGTCGAAAAAGTGTCGTCCTCAAACTTCCAATCGCCGCGGTTGTAGCCGCCGCGCGGAGTGCGGTCGACTTCCGGGTTTTGCAGCAGGGCCTCGATCGGGATGCGGCCAAACGTCGCGCCGGCCAGGGCGGATTCGAATACGGGCAACACGCGGAGCGCGATGTAGCCCGATTGTGCGGCAGCGGCGTCGTATTCTTCCAGCGAGAGCGCCAGGTCGGGACGCAGCAGGCCGGTGTCTTGGGTAGGTGCGGGCATTTTTTTCAATCCTCAGAAAATGGTGAACGGGTTCGTACGGTGCGTGCCAGGGTGGCGACTTGGACCCTAATCCCTAATCCCCAATCCCCCGTGTCCTAGCCCTTGACGTCCAAGAGCATCGTGATAGTGTTGATCTGCCCGATCACGGCGGTGCCGGTGGCCGTGTCGTGGTAGGTGATCGTGACTACGACATCCAAAACGTCGCCCGGGACGAGGTCGGTCGGGGTGAGGGTGAAGTCCACGTTCGCCGCAACGAGGCTGTTGATCGTGGCCGCGTTCGTGGCGCAGATATCGACGGTGGGGGCGGCGCGGCGGGCAACCTGCACGTCGACCGTGCAAGTCCCGTCCGAAACGGTCGTCTTCATGCCGGCATTGATCCGCAGGGTGGCCGTTTCGCCCGCCACGTACTCGATCGGCAGAACGAATTCGAAGCCCACCTTGCGGGCGGAATTGGCCGTCTTCACGTCGCCCGTTTCCACGGTCGGACCCGCCGTCAAGAAGGTGTTGTAGACCACGGCCAGGTCGTCATTGGCCCCCGTGGCGGCCACGGCCGGCGTGACCGGCGCGTCCCACACCCGCAATTCGCGGACCGCGATCGCGTAGGGGGCCAGATCGTCCATGGCGATGCTGCTGCGGGCCGGGGTGCCGGTGCCGCCGCCGCTCAGCGTGGTGTACTCGATCCACTCGTCGGCGCCGGCGGCGTCGTCGAGGGCTTCGCCAACGAGGATCGATCCCTCGTCGTCGACTTTGCCGGCGGCGGCGGCGTAGAGCAGTTCGCCGCGGTCGAAGGCGTCGGCGGAGGTGGCCAGCATGGTCCCTTCCGCGCAGTGTAAAGAGACGGAGATCGCCTCGCCGCGGGCGAAAGCCGGCCGCAGCGTGGTGCCAATGCAGTCGGCGTCGGTGGCGCCGGCGTAGGCCAGTTCGCCGTTGGAATCGAGCCGCACGCGGCGGTACATCTCCAACGCGGCGGAGGCGATGAAGGTTTTGATGCCTTCTGCGTTGTATTGTCCAGTCATGGCAGTTCCAGGGGTCAGAGGTTAGGGGGTAGGGCTCGGGGCTCGGGACTCGGGGCGCTCTTTACGCCGCTATCGACGTCGCTGCGGCCGATCGGCGTTCACCGCGGCCACGAACTGGTCGTGCAACTCGGGGTTCTCATGCACCACGGCGACGACCGCCTTGTCGCGCTTCATGCCGGCGGCCACCTTGCTGGCGACGGCATCGTGGAAGGCCGCGACCGGGTCGCCGGCGACGGTGGCCGGGCTCTTGCCGGCGCCACCGCCCAAGGGCTCGACGCCGAGAGAACCGGCGCGGGCGGCCGCCTTAGCGTCCTTGGCCTCGTTGGTAGCCGCGGCCAAGCGCGACTGCTGTTCGCTCATCCAGGCGGCGCGCGCCTGCGGGAGCGTGGCCTTGGCGTCGAGTTGTCCGCAGAGGAATGCGCTGTCGGCGCCGAGACACTCGGTCTTCAGCTCGTCGTAGCTGGCAGGTCGCGGAGCGGCCGCGGCGATGGGGAGGTGTTGCTCTTCGGACATGATCTGCTTCCTGGGGTTGGACTTGGAGGATAGGCCGCGGACCCGCTCAGCGAGCTCCGCGAGCGTTTCGTCGAACGATTGGATCCCGTCGATCAGGCCGAGCGTCTTGGCATCCGGCGCGGTATGGATGCGGCCGTCGGCCAGTTCTTCGACGCGCGGCAACGGCAATTTGCGGCCGGCCGAGATGGCCGCCGAAAACTCACCCTGTGTCTTGTCGACGATCTGCTGCCAATAGGCGCGCTGCTCGTCGGTGATTTCCGTGCCCGCGAAACCGGCGCCCTTGTATTTGCCGGACTTGATCACGATGGCCTTCACACCTTCCTTGGCGGCCATCGCCGAACAATCGTAGAGGCCGACAAAGGTGCCGATCGAACCGACGACCGCGGTGGCGTGGTTCGCATAGATCTTGTCGCACTGGCTGGCGACCCAATAGGCGGCGGAGGCGGTCAGATCCTCGGCGAAGGCGTAGACCGGCTTCTTCGCGGCGGCCGCGGCCACCTCGCGCGCCAAGTCGGCCGTGCCGGCGACGGTCCCGCCCGGCGAATCGATCCGCAGCAAGATGCCGCCGATCTCGGGATCGCGTGCGGCGGTGCGGATGGCCTGCCGCAAGCGTACCATGGAGCCGGCACTAGATAGCGAGCTGCCGCGCTTCGTCAGAGTCCCCTGGATCTCGAGCACCGCGATCGCGGGGGCGTCCCCGTTCGCCTCTTGCCGCACCTTGGCGGCTGAAATGCTGGCGTCGCCGGCGTGCAGCGCCACGTGCGAACGGAGATCCATGTGACCCACGTGATCGAGCATTTGCAGGAATCGCGCCGACTCGACCGCCCACAGGCCGAAATACTGATCGAAGTATAGGGGCCGGTCCGCGACTTGGGCCAGTTCGATCGAGAGGCGACTGTCATGCGGCTGCGGCATGGCTTTGCTCCTGTTGGCCCGGGTTGACTGCGATCTGGATGCCGTCGGCGGTCGGTAGGTTGGCGATCTCCCGCCAGGTGACGTGCAGGTCCGGGTACCGCTTGTTCAATTCCTCCGCCTTCTTGTATGCCTTCTCGATCAGGGCCGCGTTGTCTTCGACGATCTCCGTGGAAAGCTCTTGCCAATCCATGCCTCGTTCTGCGCAGCGGCGACGCTGCGAAATGAGCGCGTTTCGCGTGCGGATCAGGTCGGCGGAAGCGTCCTGCATCGGCTGTATATACGGCCAAGTCGGCGGATTCCAGCGATGCGCGAAGATTTTCAGATCGCTTCGCTTGGCCGCGACTGCGAGGGCCGGGTCGCCGGCGATCCAACGCCGCACCTGCCAAAGGTAGACGGGCCGGTGCCAGCGCTCGATCAAACGCCGCTGGTTGGCGCGAAAACCCATGCGGGCCTGGTCGATGGCGCCACGCCAGCCGGAAAAGTTCGTTTCGCTGCCGTCCATCAGCACCATGACCAGCGGCAGACCGAGGTTGATCCCGATCAGCGTCAGAATCAACTTCATATGTGGAAAAAACTCCGGGTTGGGGACGTTCGGTGAATCGAGGTGGTATTTGATGCCCGGCTTGCCCTGAAAGATTTGCGCCGGCCCTAGGCCTTCGATCGAACGCGGCTTGCCGTCCGGGTCCTTCTCCGTGCTTTCCTGGCCGCTCAAGGCCGCCTCGATCGCCTCCCGATAGTCCTTGTCGCGCTCCTCGAAGATCACGAAGGCGGAGACGATCTGCCGCTGCAAGAGGGTCGCAAAATTGATGTCCTCGAACATGCCGCAGACGTCGAAGATGGGCACGAAGGCGGAAATGCCGCGGGTTTGCGAGACGCGCTTGCCGCGTTTGACGTGAAAGACCTGCCGGTTCCCCTCCGCGTCGCGCGCGTCGTAGGAGCGGAAGGCGCCGAGCTTCA